CCAAAGATCAAGAGAAGGAGGACTTGTAGTAGCATGATCATCAGTTTTAAATTTTCCTCCTAATTTGTAACATGGTGTATTGAACGGGCCAGAAACTCCGAAACCAATAGGTTGTCTTGATGGTGTAAATCTATAGGGAGAATAGTATGGAACTTCAAAAGATAGAGTGGGATTAACACCAGTAGATTGTATTGTGGCCCCTTCATGACCATTAAAATCATCGATATTCAGAATAGTAAATGCTTTGGATTGTGTAGTTGTACTGGGATCAAGTCCAAAAAGATCAGGTTGAAAAGAATCAAGTGGTGTACAATTTGTATAACGAGTTGCTACCAATCCAGATCTTTGTGCACAACATGGTAATCCTGACCCATCGACAAGAACACGAGTACCTCCTTTCCAGCCTGCAAAGGCTGAAGGAATGTAATTAAGAAGTGTAGTCATCGCATAATAATATGTGCCATTTAGTAAGGGTTCTGTGGGTGCGCCTGGTACATTTCCATCGGGAGGAATCAAATAACCTGGCATAGATGGTTTTGCGGTAACGTTGAATTTTGAGCCAATAATTAGTTTGAGGCTGAACAGAAAAAGTATCAACTAAAACATTTTCATGACGGTTGTAACGCTTAAGCATCTGTCTAAAACTTCTGATGACTTCACCAAAGAATATGGTATTAGTGGCATCAGATAAGCTTTGTTTGTTACCAATAGTGGTAATAACGGGAGCAGAATCTGGAAGATCTGTAACTGGGTTGTCTCTTGCCTCAGGAGCTGCTACATCTGCCTGAGGTTCGACATCAAGATAGGAAGAAGCTTTACTACGAGTTACAGATCTAACTGTTGTAAGAGTAGGGTCACCGGTGTAAGGGATAACCGAATCAGAAGGATTGGGATTTGCAGAATTAGAAGTGCGTAATCGCGAAATTTTCTCTCCTGTTGGCATAGAAACTTCAAAATCATCACATGTTTTCACAAACACATTGACTTCAATGTCACTATTGATAGTGTCATCAGGTACAGCGAGTTCGTTGACAATGTAAACTGACAAAGTTCCATTACCGTAGTCGTAGAAAGCAGAATCATAAAACTGGGGAATAATAGTTCCAAGGAATTCAGTTTCAACAGATCCTGCGGGAATGGATTCTCTATATTTTGTTGCCTGTCCCCACCCAACATCAATTTCAAAGTCAGAAGATTCTGTGATGTCAATGATAGTGGTGTATGCTGTATTGTATTCAGCTTCACCTACATTTCCATCATTTCCAATTGGATCGTAAACAATCTTCAATCGACCTCTATGATATTGACTAGCAACTACTTGAAAACGATACTTCATAGTACCCCTCCAGTATCTGAAAGGTTGCATAGCAAATGAGCACGCAGTGTGCATAAGTTTGCCAGCGCTGCTTCTGTATACACCTGGATCAACAACAATACTCCACAACAAAGATTCTGCAGGTTTAGTAAGTGGAAATGTAAAAGTGTCAATGTAGGATTCTCGAGTAGATATAGCTAGAATGGTAAGCTCGTCGTCCCCACCGAGACCTGCTGTTCTAGGATCAATAGTGGTTTCTTGTTTGCAGTCAACAGATAATTTGATAAGATCATCGGGATTGTTAACAGTAGCAATACTGGCCTTAGTTGTGGGCCGAAACACATCAGACGCTAACAGTGCGGGTTTGCTATAACCAAATAAAGCTGCAAGCTTCCCTCCAGCTTGTATTCCAATAGCAGTTGCTCTAGCATAAGGAGAAATAACAGGTGGCCAAGGTATTTTCATCATCAAGTTCGATATGACAGCAGCTGGTCGGCTAATGGGCCCACTACCTGTTTGGTATTCATCTACAGCCATCTGAGGTACGATAGAAGCTGGATTGAATTGGGTAGGCATAGCTAGTTTGACATTGGTAGCCCATGCAAATATGGAGATTTCGAGGGATTCGGTATTTCCATTGGCGGATTTGAGTTCATTCAGAGCAAAAAGCTCAATTTCACCCATCATACGCCAATCCTGGTTAATGACGTCGAGAGCGTCTTTGTACCAGAAGAATGGAAGGACCAATTCACCACCTTGAGACATAGTGGGATTGATGAAGATCTTAGGTTTCTGGCTTTGTTGTACATAGCCAAGAGTTCCTGTACTTCCTTTCAAGTTGTAATTGTCCCAAAGGTGTAAGGGATTGTAAGCAGCAACAGCACGACCATAGGAAAAGGGAGTCCCATTGATCATGAATTTCACATGCAAATCACATCGTAAAAGCTTGTAATTTGTAATTCTGTTGATTACTCGTTTGTTCTCGAAGTACAATGACCAGGGATCAAATGTTTGATTGATACCTTGACCTGTAACCCATTCTGCTGACCCAATTTTGATGGGTCGACTGAAGAAATTGTCGAGAGATATGTCACCACCAAAGGCTGTCTCAGCCAGTTGGTCGTAACCTTGGTCCACTACGTTTGTTGGACCCGCCTGTTCATCTATGAATTCTACATTCTGCTCCATGGAGGAGTGAGGAATGAGATCATCATATGACATCTTCTGAGATTTTGAAGAAGATGACTTGCTAGATGAAAAGCAAGTAGAATTTCTCATTTTGTGGGCTGTGGTAGCCACAAAAAGTGAAAAGAGAACGAAAAGACTTTTTGATGTAGAGATTTGAGGCTCTACTAAAGAATTGTCGTTCGAAAAAGTATGCGCAGTATCCACTGCTACCGGTTCTAGAGACGTCCGGTGTGCTACGATGGGTTTTATTGTTCGCGAAACCCAATCACGCAAATTAAAAGTAGGTGGTTGTGTATATAAAAATGTATAAAATATGGACAAATAATGTAAAAATGTATATGTATGTTTTTGTGTTTAGAGCTGAAGATCCGTTAGTCCATCTACGTAACTATCTTGCAGCTTGGTGATCTGTATCGTATTTCTGTTTCCAGAAGTCTACTCGTTGATCAAACGTTGCGTCCAAGGCAGAAATTTTAAAATCATGACGTGCGGCAACAGAAAGCATCTGTTGGCGTCGTAATTCATATTTTTCTCTACCGTGGGCAAACCATTCATGCATGGCGCCCTCTAAACAACTGATAGCTACCTCTTCACGGGTAGCTCCAGTAGAGCGTACATTGGCATGTAATGATTTAAAAATGGAACTTTCATCCAAAGATCCCACAGAGTAACCAATCTCTGGGATGTAGCATGAAATTCTCTTCAGAAAATCCGTTTCGGATTTCTTGGAAAACTTCACAACGGTGTCGCTTTTATCTGGCAAGGTGATTTTCATCTTGTGACCTGCCAGAAATGTTTTGTATGATTCAAAATTGAAGTCGTGATAGCCATCACGTACACTTCCTATAAAATCGTCTCCATATGTGAGTGCAGCGACACAATCACGGAAACATAGCTCGTCTGGGTATACGTCAAAGAAACCCATGCGAACATAGAGTGAACCAGCCAAACTGTTTGTGGTGACAGTGAGACTGTTTCCTGATGTATTCATGTTGTAGGCTGTGAATAATACACCATTGTAGTCAACGAGAGGATGCACGATATCGACGATCATGTTCTTCATTATGTTGATGTCTGCGTCTGAATATAGAGGACTCATTTGGGCCAATTCAATATAACATGCAAAACAAGCTCTTGTCATTTGCGAGCTCATTCTTACGTCATACTTGGAATAATCCCAAGAGACAACCCACTCATCCGACCATTGATTGGCATGATTCATGAGTTCGGTCCACTGTTTTCCAAAGGGGTTGACACCAACAGCACATTCACTTTGTGTTGGATGTTCCTGCATGAAACGAGCAATTGGAAGGAAATACTTTCTAATGTTCATGGTGAGAGCAACAGGCGAGGCCTGGAATACTCTAACTTTAGAATTATCAGTTGGTTCATCCTTCAGAGTAGAAGCTGTAACGGGATAGGCCCTTTGGCCATTTTCCCAGCAGAAAATTTGTCGGTCTGCTTCGTCACGTATCTCCTGATCAGGTATGCGATCTATTAAGACTCCTTTTTCATCTAGGACGTCTGTGAATCGCTTGGACTTTGCACCATAAATGGGAAAGCCACAACCTGTTGGCATGACCATAGGATCGATAAATCGAGTTCCAGGTATGCCTAGGATAGCTTGTTTGTCTGTCAAGGGTGCGACATCATTCAGAATAGAATAAACTTTCATGAGGTCGCGCATAGGTTTGATCCAATCTTGCCTACACCTTTCCAATTTGTCAGGTTCAAACATGTCAGCTGGATTGATGATATGCTCAAGAGTAGCATTGTAGCCCACCCAGTTAGGCTCTAACTCGGGTGGGTGCCATCTGTTAGGGATATCACATATTTCAGCAACGTCATCAGACAAGATGGATTTTTCTACAGTTGATCTCTGTTTGCATCTCAATGCAGTCGAACCATGGAGGTCAACGAATGCATCCTTTTCCAGTTTGGCACACATGGACATGGGGTGGATAGTGTCTGTGTTCAAGAGAGAAATACCATATTGGGTAGTGGGAATATTACCTGCATTAGCAGATAGAATCACACCTGGAATGGCTTCTAGTTGTTTGATAGTCTTGACATAGTTGCCATACAGAAGAGTCTGCATAACACCTAATTTGTCAGGAAGTCTACCACCAATATGGAATCCAAGAATAACTGGGTCATTCTGTTCTAATATCAAAACACCCATGCAAGCACCTTGCTTAGCATGGTCAGACTTATACCTGCCTCCTGTGAAGGATAGGTATTTGTGTCCGACAAGGGTGTGGAATACTTTGAGACGCTCTGAATGGAAACCGATTGGTTTACGCATCAAAAACGTACAGTTGGATTCTGATTGGTCCTCTGGATATGAGAGAGGTAACCATTTACTCTTGTCACCTAGATCAGGACAGTTGGGTACATAAGCTGCAACCATGTCCAAACCTTCATAAACCACAGATTGTGATCTGCTGATTTTTACGGTGAATTGGCCTCCTACTCCATCATGACGATCTACAAGCAACGTTAAATTTTCGAACGGTACGAGATTCATGTTATTGTCAGGATAGAAGGCATGGAGAGGGAAATTGACAACACTTTTCCTTGGGAAAAAGACATTGCAAGAAGCAACGTCTCCATCTGGTCTCGTAAACTTCCCCCAAAACAAACACGATTTGGTAAGTGTTGCTTTGACTTGAGAAGCTGTGCCTCTTTTGGAGGCTTGTGAGACATCAACGGACACACCCATTCGACTTAACATAAGACCGTACCAGGTGGATTTGGCATCATCTTGTTCGTTAGAAGAATTGGGAATGTTTTCTGTGCGAGTTTTGTTCCACATCTGGAACATTTTCAGCCCGATAGCTAATGTAGAGACAACAAAAAGACCTTTTAGGGCTTTGCCATCTCTAATAGATTCAGCATAATCGGGCAGTGCATTACGGCGGGATAAGTATTCTTCTTTGTACTTTTTGCGTCTGGCCCTTTGATAGGACCATGCAATAATACTTAGAAAGAAGTACAATACCAAACACCAAGATACTCTGCGCCAAGATTTTCGGTACAACAACCATAGAAGAGCCGGAAAGAACATACAATTGAACCGATACACACGAACGGCTATGTCATAAGTCGCTCGTCGTGCATACCACACATCTACCATCTGTTGGAAAAGTGAAGTGTCGAATACCCACTGTGGAGTGAGAGATACAACATAAGGTGTGGCTGTTTGGTCAAAAATTTTTGTCATTTCGCCGGCTAATTTACGCGTTGCGCAATATTTGGCTGGTGAATAACCAAGGAAGTTGTTGAGAGACATTACAGGTGCAAACCATGCATTCAGATAATCAGTGGTAGCTTTCCGAATGGAAGTAGCAACCACATCTTGAATAGCGTCAGTGTTGAACATGTTAGGTTCTACGTCTTCGGCTTCTTCTTTGGCACGGTCGAGAACACCTTGGCACGTGGTAGTGCACATAGAGGTGGGTCTCTTGCAGGTTTTGCAAAGGGTCATTTCATTGTAACCCTTGTCTCTTTCGACCAAACTGTCTTGTTCGATCTTGTGTTGCTCGGCAAGAGCAATGACAACATCCAAACATTCAGCAAAGTCAAGGTCTTCGCAGTGGATGGTAGAACCATCCTTGACACGCACATCCATAGTGCGCATCCTGTAATCGCTTTTGCCTTCTTTGGTTTCGAAGGCAACTGTTTCCTCTATAGTTAGTCTCCAAATATCATGTGTTAGGGCAGCATTTACTAAATCGGGATGTGACTTGTTGAGCATGGTCGATCCTGGTTTTTGGTACTTATCCTTGATATGAACTCGGATGAAGAAAAATCTTCGAAGAATGGATTCGGCACAATTTGTATATGAGCGTACATCCATGTCTTCAACATTGGAGGTTGCGATTCCCACTTTAGGGCCTAGAAAGACTACGCCCTTTTGATTAAGCTCTGCTTTAACGGCTTGAGCAGCCATATTATTAAAGAACTTCACGCACATTTCGGTGGGACAGCGTGTTGCAAAAGTGGACTTGGTGTTACCTATATCATCTAAATAGAAGCCGAGTATATCGGAGGTGAACAATGTATCAAACTTATCATACGTGTCAATGGTGATGATACGTTTTTCGTCTGTACTAAAGTCCATAGCATTGAGAGCGACTTTCATCAAAATTTTAGCTAGCGTAGATTTTCCTACACTGGTTGGACCAGTGCAACATAAACCAAACGCAGCAAACTTGATAGCCGTATTCTTGTGCTTTGCAATAATGCGCTGTTGTATTTGAATAAGTGCATAATAGCGGGATTGGAGCCACAAGGCCGTGGGGCCTGTAGTTTGAGTGGCTTTGAGTGCGCTGACTTGGGCTAACGTCTTTTGGACACGATGGTCGTAATCAGAAATGTCGCCTTTGTTACCAGAGAGGTAAGAGTCAGCATGGGCAAGCAAATAGTCGCATTCGACATTGAAGGCTTGCATTTTGTTATCTTGATAAAGCAAAGGCATGAGGGACCTTTGCTCGATACATCGACATCCTGTGTCTGCGAACCACGTAAACGTGTGTATCACAGCATCTATAACGTCAACTGCTTTCATCTGCTCTTTGCATGCTTCAAAAGCTACCAATTGGAGCCCCAAGGGGCTCCATTCGATTTGCTTGATGTTGCACACAGAGAGTGACATAGCGGCTGAAATGAGATAAGATACCTTTGTAAAGATAGTGTTTCCTTTGAATAGTTCCCAATTTCTAACCACATCATTGCCATTCATGTGAACGTCATTGAGTTTATCATTACAATTCTCGGGAGATGCTGCTTCTTCAAGCGGCGCAAGAACATCATCAATCATCTTCATGATATCTTTGATGACACTACGATTAGTGTTCATTTTGATGTATCCAACAACTGATACAAAAACATCTGTGAAGCTTGTGGCTTTAGACATTTGGTATCCTAGAATAACTAGATTTTCTAAGTGGGAAGTCCAATTTTCTACATCTGGATCTTCGCTTCCACTGGAAACGTTAGAAATGGTAGACAAGAGATCATGGAGATCTTTGTCTTGGGGAGCGACGCTTGCGGGTGCGTCGACGGCAGCTCGGAATAAGCTGTCGCGTGTGAAGGTTTCAGGCACCTTTTTCTCCTTCTTTTCCTTCCTGAACTTTTTGCCACTTTTACGTGAAGCTGGAGGAGGTGGGGGAGTAGGGGTGTCATCAGTACCTTTAACTGTGTGGGGTGTAATGCCCCAAGTGATTAAGTGGCCGTAGCCATACAACTCATACATATCGAGGATGTCTTGTTGTATCATAGAACCGTGAAGTGGTTCAAATATGACTCTGGATGAATAATCATCTTCGAAATAGCTGGCGACAATGGAAGGTGTCGACGAAGCTGCGTAAATGATTGGACGACCATGAACTTCTTCAGAATACTCGAAATCATCCTCCTCAGAAGAGGAGGATTCAGGTTCGGGTTCTAAATTAGTGGGTATGTCTTCAGATTCTGTATCAGAACCTTCTTCATCACTAGAATCAATTTTATTACCACCGATTAGCGGAGGCGGACCATCACGCTGACAATGGGGTTCGATGTCTTTGTTTTTAGGTTTGTGCAGCCGACGGGAGGCTGCTCTTCTTTCTTTGTGGTTAACCTTGCGGGAAGGTGAACGACTGTGAGCGAAGTGATTTTGGCGAAATTCTTTTTCATATTCACATTCATGACAAAAGCCGAAATTGGTAGTCGGGGGTATTATATGTCTGTAAACATGTGGAAGTTTTTCATTTTTGTTAGGTTTTCGGTGAACAAGGATCCAAGGGTTAGGATCAGTGTTCTTGTTATTTAAATTAAGCCTTTGCGCATGGCATGCGGAAGATTGTCCTACTTCGAGGTCGGGGTTGAAAGGTTGATCACGAGTTGAGAGATTTTCGGTTGAAAGGTTTAAAGATTTTGAGGTTGTGAGGTTGAGAGGGTTTACTGTCTCCGACACCATTATGTATCTGCAGAGGGTTGTTTCGGGAGCTCACGTAGGGTAAGTTTCTACGCTATCCGACAAGGGACCTCTTACCTGAATAGATAATTCCTACCAATGCGATTGTATCGCACAAATTTCTGAGTGTTTCAGTTATTTGGGTTGTTAGGTTTAGCAATTTTGAGGTTTTAAGGTTGTAAGATTTTAAGATTTTAA